AGGGCAATAACTGCAATGCCAAGCAAAATAGTTTGACCTGCTTCGCCCGCGCCACCAATCACTGGGATGATTTTGATTTCCTGCTGGCCGCTTGGGTCATGTAGTTGCTCTAAGGCAAGATCCATGGTGCCAACGTTCACGCGGTAATACTGGTCGGCCATGTGGCGTTCCAGTTGCGGGAAATTGGCCAGCAGAAAACGGACAGCCTCAGCGGCGCTGCTTACCTCTGCTTTGAAAACTCGTTTGCCGACGAATTTGGCAAGTTGGCCGTACAGGCGGATGGTTTTCAGCATTGCCCCAGCGCCAGCCTATCAGCATCGTAATGCCGCAAGCGGCGTCCGGTGCATTTCATCAGCCAGCCGCCGTACAAATCCCGGCTGCTGAGGCGATGGCGGATGTGGTGTAGTACAAGCTGATCGCCGATATAAACGCCGACGTGGTTCAAGCCTTTGCCAGCAAGGTTCATCAGTAGCGCATCGCCGGGCTGCATGTCTTCATCTTCATCCAGCTCGCGGAATCCTGCGTCTTTCCAACAAGTATCAAACATTGGCGCGGCTTCAAACTCCTCTGGTGTCAAAGGCCGTTGCCAGTCAGGCAGTGAAATGCCATGTTCGATGTACCAGTCGCGTGCCAGTGTCCAGCAGTCGGTCAATCCCCATACCCACTCGCGGCCAATTAACGGTGCCTTGTAGCCGGTCGGTAGCAGTTTGGCACTCCACTGTTCTGTTTTGGGGTTGATGATGTGCCAGGGAAAACCGCTAGCCTCGATGGCGACAAGATCAGCTTGGCTTGGCGTTGGCGGGGTAATTGGATGGCTGTGAACAACGGCAAGGATTTCGCCAGCGTCTTCGGCAGCAGCAAAATCGTCCGGATCGAGTATGAACTGATCGCCGTTGGTGCTCAAGTTTTTGCACGGCCAGTAGCGGCGACGACCTTTGACGATGACCACAAGACCACACGCTTCACGTGGATCTTCTGTCTTGGCATGTGTTAAGGCGTCCTCGCGCCATTTGCTTGTCATGTGAAGTACGTTCCAATGCCAGGGAAACTACCAAAGGGAAGCTCTTCTGTAAAAGTGACGTTTTGAAGGTTGTAACGTAGCTTGCAGTCGCTCAGCCGCTTACCGCAGGCGTCATTGCTGGCTGCAATGTCTGCTGTAAAATTAGCCGCTTGCCAAGCCGTTAATGCTGATGCGCGTGTCGAAACGGCTGTGTTGTAATTGCTCAATGCTGTGTTGTACGCGCTAAGCGCAGAGTTATAGGCGTTCTGTGCATTTGTTACTGCGGTGGTGTCATATGCCCAACGTTGTATTTCAAAAAGGCTAGAGGCTTTTAATGCGCCCTGCCTATAAACGCTGCCTAATGTAACCTGAACATTGCCCCAAAAAGCGACTGTAGCAGCGCTAGTACGGTAGTATTTAACATAATTTTTGTTGTAAAAATCTGGATTGTACCTAACTTCTTGCAGCACCCACGTTCCCTGTGCAGCATTTAAGGTATTTGTTGCATTATTTAGCGTTACTGTTGCTGCATCAAGCGTCGCTTTTGTAGACGTAACGTTGGCATCGGCGGCATAAAATGCCGTCGCTTCTGGTGATGTAGAAGGCGCAATCTTGGTGCCATCAATCGTGGCAACCGGTGGTCCGGTATAGCCACACTCTGTTGAGCGATATTCCCACTGGCAGATATTGGCGATGCACTGCCGTTTCGGTGCCCGCACGCCAGCTAGGTCAAACGCTGCCGCAAGCTCGTACTCAACGACATCACGATTTTCTGCTGTCTTGCGGTCCACGTAATAAATTTCACGCGGAAACTCAGCCGTGGGATCGGGTGAATAAGGACTAACTCCGCCGGGAAAATTCGTTGCATCGATGTAACGTGCCAGTGTGCGGATGCGCGTGAATTTAGCGCCTTCAAGTCCAGTCGGTGCGGTAAGAATTAGAGCGGTAACCGTGCCAAGGATATTGCTGACGCGGATCTTGGGGCGCGGTAATTGGCCATTGCCGCTGTACTCAAAACCATCAGCTTCGATTGGAAAACGCAGGTAGTTGTTGCCGTTCCAAACAAGTTCGCCGTTGTTATTTAAGTTGACGCCTGCGTGGAAGCGGTATGTATCCGCAAAGCCATGTTGAGTCGTATTGAACTCAAGCTCAAACAGCTCGATTACAGCGCTTGGGGCGATCTGTTGTAAGTCTGAGACAGGGACAGTCATGGCTCAAACACTTGGCGGAAGGTGGCGGTGATTGTATTGATATTTGCATAATCAAATTGTCGATTCCATTCGCTTACAACCCATTTATATGAAGTAGTGTCATCTAATGGCGTCCAATCAAAAGATTCCTGTCCTGCACGAGCTTCGAAAAAAGCTTCAATTGCATCAGCATCAGCATTTGTTTTTGCTGTCCATGTCAAAGTCCATTCTTTAGGGCTTTGATTCAAACCAAAAACCAATCGTTGTTCATAACCATCGCCAAACCTGACTTGACGTACAACAGGAGCACTTTTACGTGATGCACCAAAATCAGGTGTCGTGCCACCTGCACTGGTGCCAACCGTAGCATCATCAAAAGTTGCCATTAGCGAGTACCTGCGAGAAGTCCACCGGGACGTTGTTGTTTAATAATTTCTGTCTGAACTGCTGCACTTATAGCAGCACCAAGGGCTTTACCTTGAGATTCGTTTCCTTGTACTTGACTGCCTTTTGCGTCTACGTTTACAACAACACTAACATTTTTGTTTTCTCCTTTCATTGTGACAGGGATTGATCGTCCATCAGGTAAAGGAACATAAGCTTCAGGACGACTTCCTTCGCCAAACATGGCTACTTGTGGTGAATTCGCAATTCCGCCTGCTGCATATTTTTTGAGCAACAATGGACCTTTTGAGGTCATAATCCCTCCATTGGCAAAGGCAAAAGATGCGGGATTGAATGTTACGCCCATAGGGTTGAAAACAGGTATTCCAGTCAATGGAGCAATGGCCGAAGTGATTCCTCCACCTCCTACAAAACCCAAAGCCTGCATGATTGATTTCAAAACATATTGTTGAATAATCATGCGTGCTGTATCTTGCAAAATAGATGCAGCAAATTGAGAAAAGTTAGCGCTTCCAGTGGTGACCAAATCAAATATTGCATTTTCAACTCCTTTCATCCCTGACTCTGATAATTGAGCAAAAGCTTCACGGGTCGTGCCAATGCTTTTCTCGTAATTCTTGAATCCATCCATCAATCCTCCCATAACTTCAGAGTTATATTGCATGGCACGTGCATTTTCGTAAATCCTGTCAGTGACTTGCGCCAACTTATTGTCTAGTTCGACAAAGAAATTACTCAAGCCTTGAGTGTATTCGCTTTCGGCGAATCCCTTGGCCGCATCTTCAAGACGAATAATATCTTGAACGATTCCCTTGATCGATAATTTCCCCCCAGCCTCTGCTACATCTTGGCTTAATTTAAAAACTTTTGACAAAAGATCGCCAGTTACTTTCTCGGCGTCAGTAACGCGATCATTGTATTTTTTTTCAAAAGCCTCAATTGCACTAGCACCAAGTGCATCAGTGGCCTCTCTTGTTTCAACAATTCTTTCGGTAACTTGTCTTTGTAATTGTTCAGTACGCCTTGTTAATTCAAGACGACGCTCAAGTAATTGTTGCGCCTTTCTAGCGGCTTGCTCTGCCTTTGAATTGTCTTCGGCTTTGCCGCTTGGCACAATGCCAGGCAAACGACTAGGAGGTGCACCACCTCCACCAGTCGTGGGACGCAATTTTTCTTCCGCCTGTAATTGTTTACGCAATTCTTTGATTGCGTTTTGCCGCATAGTTAATTGCTTGCCAGTTGACTCTGCAATCAATGCAGTTTCATTTTTGATGCGATTTTTTAAATCATTGATTCGACCGGGATCATAAAATTTCATCCCCATGAATCGCGCCAATGCTTTTGCGGCACGATCAATCGCTTCAACAACACCAGCAAAAACTGTTTGAAATGCCGCCCCAATAGGAGCAAGCAAACGTCCAGCACTTTCGCTCAAGCGAGACAATGCTGTTTGCAAACGATCACCAGCAGATTGCGGACCCTTTGCAATAATTTCTGCGTTTTTCCCATATTGTTTGAATAATTCTTCGGCAAATTTTTGGAAATCTTGAAGTGATACTTTTCCATTTTCAAGAGCTTTGTCTAACTCTTGTGGCGTCATCCCAATAGATTTGGCGAATAAAGTAAAAGCTCCAGGCAAGCGTTCACCAATTTGTTGACGCAATTCCTCAGCAGAAACTTTGCCCTTGCTAAAGACCTGAGCGGTAGCAGTCAAAGCTGCATCCATGTCTTGGAGGCTGCCACCTGTGCCACGAATACCCGCAG